TACTAATAAAGTTAACTGGTATAAGTATAGTGCTTCTGATTGGGATGTGCTTATTCACCTAGCAGCTCTAGCAGGAGTGAGAGCCTCATTTGATGACCCTGAAACATATTATAAAAATAATGTAATAGGTACTCAGCATGCACTCTCATTCGGCTCTGTGCATTGTAATAAGGTACTTTACGCTTCCTCTTCTAATGCATATGAGTGGTGGGGTAACCCCTATGCAGCCACTAAGATGATGAATGAAGTAACTGCAGCTCATTATGATAATGCAAAAGGTATGAGGTTTCATACAGTATGGCCGGGTAGAGGTGATATGCTCTACAAGAAGTTACAGAACAACGAAGTAACTTATATAAATGCATCTCATACTAGAGATTGGATACATGTAGAAGATTTATGCAATGCTATCTTGACTATTATATCAAATTGGACTATAATAGATGAGACAGTACTTGATATTGGTAATGGAGAATCTGTGGGCGTATTAGATATGGCACAGAAGATATTTGATTGGAATGGAGAGATAAGGCATGAGAGTCCTACTGGGGAAAGAGTGCATACAGAAGCAAATATTCAATACCTACAAAAGCTTGGGTGGAAACCCAAGTGGAGTATTATGAATGAAGATATGCATTTTAAATGACACTCATTGTGGGGTTCGCAATAGCTCTGACATATTTCTCGATAACGCAGAGAAATTTTATTCTGATGTATTCTTTCCTTATCTTCTGGAACATAATATTAAGCATATTGTGCATTTTGGTGATTACTACGATAACCGGAAGTTTGTCAACTTCCGTGCTCTTAACCGTAACCGCAATCACTTTCTTAAACCGCTAAGAAATAATGGAATTACCATGGATATTATCTGTGGTAATCATGATACGTATTATAAGAATACAAATGAGCTAAACAGCTTGAAAGAGTTGTTAGGGCACTATATGAATGAAGTAAATATTCTTCATGAACCCACTGTTATGGACTATGATGGTTTTAAGCTTGGCCTTGTACCTTGGATCTCAGCTGAGAATGAGAAGCAGTCATTAGACTTTATTGCTAATGCTAAATGTGATTGGCTAGGAGGCCATTTTGAAATCTCCGGTTATGAGATGATGAAAGGCATCAAGAATGAACACGGATTAAATCGAAATATATTTAAACGTTTTGAGAGAGTATTATCAGGCCATTTTCATACTAAATCCATCCAAGATAATATAACATATCTTGGGTCTCAGATGGAATTCTTCTGGAATGATGCCCACGATAAAAAATACTTTCATATACTTGATACGGATACTAGAGAGATCACCGCTGTACATAATCCACACACTCTCTTTCACCGTATCAGATATGATGACACAGATTGTGATTATCTCAATTATCCCTTGGATGATATAAGTGGTAAATTTATTAAAGTCGTTGTTATTAATAAATCAAATACATATATGTTTGACAGATTTGTTGATCGCATTCTAAATCGCAATATATTAGAATTAAAAATAGCAGAAAACTTTAACGAATTTATTGGAGAAAATGTAGAAGATAGTGAAATATCAGTTGAAGATACTTCTACTTTATTATATACTTATATCGACGCTGTAGAAACAGATTTAGACAGAGATCGAATTAAAAAGCATATGTCTGAATTGATGATAGAAGCCCAAAGCTTAGAGATTGCATAATGATTAAATTTAAAGAGCTGCGATGGAGGGTGGATCAATTATAATCTTCAAATCATTAAAATGGCGTAATTTTTTAAGTACAGGTAATAGTTTCTCTAGTGTAGATTTTTTGAAAGCAAATACTACTCTAGTAGTAGGTCAAAATGGCGCAGGGAAATCTACTGTACTTGATGCTTTATCTTTTGCTTTATTTGGAAAAGCACATCGCAATATATCTAAACCACAGCTAATAAATTCAATTAATAATAAACATTGTGTAGTTGAAGTAACGTTCAATGTACATGGATCAGATTTTAAAATTGTTAGAGGTATTAAACCTAATATATTTGAAATATGGCAAAATGAGACTATGATTAACCAATCATCTCATGCCAAAGAGTACCAGAAGATCCTCGAGCAAAACATCTTGAAGCTTAATCATAAAAGCTTTCATCAGATCGTAGTGCTGGGCTCCTCCTCCTTCATTCCTTTCATGCAGCTAAGCTCTACGAATCGAAGAGATGTTATTGAGGATCTTCTGGACATTAATGTATTCTCTAAGATGAATGGTATCTTGAAAGAGAAGACTTCACTATTGAAGGATCAGATTAAAGATGTTACTCATCAGCATGCCGTCATCAGCACTAAAATTGATGCACAGAAGAAATATATCAAAGACATCAAAGCAATCAACAAAGAGCAAAGGGAAGAGAAGATCAAACTCATCTCTGATTTCCATGATGAAATCAAAACTCTACATGGAAAGAACGAAGAGCTTAGTGATTCCATTCAATCTCAACTACCGAATGCAGATGTGGAGAGAGGACAACGCGAAGCTAGAATCAAAGAGCTTGAAGCCTTTAAGACGAAGTTCAACACTGAGGTCAAGAAGATCGTTAAAGAAGTCCAGTTCTTCGAGAAAAACGATATCTGCCCGACCTGTGATCAAGCAATCACTGAGGACACAAAAGCAGCCCATATCTTGGAAGGTAAAGGCCGAGCAAAGGAACTTCAAGCGGGAATTAATAAAGCAGATGAAGGATTACAAGAAGCTAACCAAGCTCTATTCTCTGCATTAAATACTATTGATATATGTAGGGCTTATCAAAGCGACTTAGCTGCTAATAATAAATCTATTGCCCAGTTTCAATCTTCAATTGATCGTACTCAAGAAGAGATTAGTAAACTGGATAGTAACGTTGATATGGATCAGGCGAATAATGATCTTAATGGCCTTATAGAATCAGGGGATTCATTAGTAGAAGAAAGGCTTGCACTTAGTGAGCAATTAAATTATAATATCGTAATGGGCACAATGCTTAAAGATACAGGTATTAAGACCAAAATTGTAAAACAGTATATACCTGTTATTAATAAGTTATGCAATCAATATCTACAAATATTAGACTTCTTTGTTTCTTTTAATTTAGACGAATCTTTTCAAGAGACAATCCGATCCCGATTTCGCGACATATTCACATATGATTCATTCTCAGAAGGAGAGAAGCAGCGGATTGACTTGGCATTATTGTTTACATGGCGACAGATTGCTAAAATGAAAAACAGTGTTGCAACTAATTTGCTTATACTTGACGAAACCTTTGACTCGTCTTTAGACCACGAAGGGGTTGATAATCTAATGAAAATCATCTATACTTTAGGAGAAGGTACTAATGTGTTTGTTATATCTCATAAGGGAGATTTACTAGATGGAAAATTTGGAAATAAACTGGAAGTGTATAAAGAGAAAAACTTTAGTAAAATTAAAGGCAATTAATTATGGAAATTAATACAACCACGGTTAATATATTAAAGAACTTTGCTGCAATTAATAGTAATATTGTTATCAAACCTGGTAATAAGTTGATGACTATATCAGAAGCAAAGAATGTATTAGCTGAAGCTACAGTAACAGAAACTTTTGATAAAACTATAGGTATATACGACCTTCAAGAATTTCTTAGTGTCTTGAGTTTAGTAGATAAACCAAGAATGCAATTCGATGAAAAATATATGAATATAGTTGGATTATCCGGCCGAGATACGGTAAAATATTACTATGCAGATATAGAAATGTTAACCAGCCCATCCAAAGCTATAGAGATGCCAGAAGCAGAAGTTTGGTTTACTTTAGATGAAAGTACTTTATCTGGACTAAAACGTGCAGCTGCAATATTTGGCCATGATCAATTATCTATCGAACCAAGCAATAATGCTATTAAATTATCTGTTATAGATCCAGAAAATGCTACTGCTAATGAATATTCAATTGAAGCAAACGGAGGATACAATAATGAACAATTTAAATTTATTTTAAATATTAATAACCTAAAGATGATATCCGATAATTACGATGTTAAAATATCATCTAAATTAATTTCCGAATTTACGAATGAGAGCAATACTTTAAAGTATTGGGTAGCCCTTGAAAAGTCATCATCATATGGAGTATAAAATGACAAAAGTAGAAAAAGAAGATGAAGTAAAACTAGCTCATGAATCTCATGGGCCTGTATATGACCTTGCAACCCGTATTAGCAGATCAACAGTTGCTGTAATTGATACTATGGTACAGCGTGGTGCTATTAAGGGAGAAGAGCTTACAACTATTGGTCAACTACGTGATCAAGCAGTTCAAATGATACAAATGTGTGAAACATATCAACAAGATTTAGCAGCTGAATCTGAATAAGGATATATTATATTATGAATGACTTTCTCTGGGTTGAAAAGTATCGTCCTAAAACAATTGCAGAAACAATTCTTCCTCCTTCATTAAAACAAACGTTTCAGCAAATTGTAAACAAAGGTGAATTACCTAATATGCTATTTACTGGTACAGCTGGTCTTGGTAAGACTACTGTAGCTAAAGCTCTTTGTAATGAACTTGACTTGGATTATATTATTATTAATGGCTCAGAGGAAGGCAACATCGATACACTTAGAGGTAAGATTAAGCAATTTGCTTCTAGTGTATCGTTGACTGGTAGGGTTAAGGTAGTTATTCTCGATGAGGCTGATTATCTTAACCCTCAATCTACACAACCAGCTCTTCGAGGATTTATTGAAGAATTTTCTAGTAACTGTAGATTTATCTTCACATGTAATTTTAAAAATCGTATTATTGAACCTCTACATTCACGTTGTGGGGTATATGAGTTTAATACCACAAAAAAGGAATTGGTAGGACTGTGCGGCCAGTTTATGGATCGTGCAGCTGATATTCTCTATAAAGAAGAAGTATCATTTACTAGTCAAAGTCTTGCAGATATTATAATGAAGCATTCGCCTGATTGGCGTAGAGTGCTTAATGAATGTCAAAAACTAGCCATTACCGGCAGTATTAATTCTACTAGTGATAGTGGCAGTAAAGCTAACACCTTTGATAAACTCGTAGCGAACTTAAAAGCAAAAGACTTCAAAGCTATGCGAAGATGGGTTGTTGATCATATGGATATAGACACCTCAGCTATTTTTAGAGGTTTATATGATAATATGCATGAATTTGTCGATAGTCAGAGTATACCTCAATTGGTTATTATTTTAGCAGACTATCAATATAAAGATGCCTTTGTAGCTGATCATGAGCTAAATACAGTAGCATGCTTAACGGAGATAATGGCTAATGTCAAATTCAAGTGATGTTATACTATATACACAACCTAGTTGTAATTGGTGTAATATTTTAGCTAAAAAATTAGAAGAAGCAGAAATAGAATATACAAAAGTTGATATTACTACAAACGGCACCGCAAAAAACTTTATTAAAGCTGAAGGACATAAAACAGTGCCGCAATTATATTATAAACATCATAAGATAAATACAATAGATACAAGAGATATTTCTGTTAATTTTCTTAAAAATACTCTATCATTGTATAAAGAACAAAAAGAAGATTGGCCTTGGCAAGATAGTGGAATAGAGCAGTTTTAATATGAACCCTTTTAATTATCTCAATAGTATTACTTATTCTAAAAACGATCTTATGGAGAAAGATAATGAAACGAGAGACATTGAAAGAGGTTATAGTAGTTTTATTATTAATCGCAGTCTTTCTTATTTCATTGACACAGTTTCTTTTGCTAATGTCGTAAACCGATATCATCATCTAGATAATAAACTCGCATATCATTTTCTTATAAATATAATTCGAAAACGAAAAAGGTTTTCTAAATGGATAAAACCTGAAGTTGAAAGTGATATTAGAGTAATTAAACAATACTATGGTTACAGTAATGAAAAAGCTAGACAAGTATTGCCCCTTTTATCACCTGAACAAATAACAATAATAAAACAGAAGGTGAATACAGGTGGAACAAGAACAGCAAATACTTAACTGGACCCTGGCGGATATGCTAGAGGTGACTTTAAACGAACCAGATGATTTTTTAAAAGTTAGAGAGACATTAACTCGTATCGGAGTTGCTTCTCGTAAAGATAAAAAGCTATTTCAATCATGTCATATACTTCATAAACAAGGCCGATATTTTATTGTTCATTTTAAAGAACTGTTTATGCTTGACGGAAAGAAAGCTAACCTAGAATGGTCTGATATACAGCGACGTAACACTATTGCTACATTAATGAGTGATTGGGGTCTTGTTGAAATTCAAGATCAAACCAAAGCTACAGACTGTGCCCCACTCAGATTAATAAAAATATTATCATTTAAAGAAAAGAATGAATGGGAACTGTGTCCAAAATATAATATTGGAAATAAGTAGAAACCCCGTTGACTTTTAAAATATAAGAACTATATATAATATAGCGATGCAGAATAATCTGGTCGCAATATAATCTTGCTTGCTCAAAAGGAGATAACAATGACAGGCTTACAAACACTATTCCCGCGGTCATCTTTTGTTGGTTTTGACCATCTGTTCAACGAATTAGAGTGGACAGCTAAACATGCCCAAGACCATTATCCCCCACATAATATTATTAAACAAGGCGATGAAGAATATCTCATCGAGCTTGCTATTGCTGGATTTACAAAGGATGAGATATCTGTAGAAGTTAAAGATAGAACCTTGACTGTTACAGGGGAACACGTCTCTAAAGGTAGAGAGTTTATCCATCGTGGCATTTCAACAAAGAAATTTAAACGAACCTTTAGGCTGTCCGAACATGTAAATGTAAACGGAGCAGATATTCAGGATGGCATTCTGGCAATTGAATTGCAGTATGTTATTCCCGATCAAATGCGTCCTCGTAAAATCAATATTGGTCAAACGAGGAAACAAAATGACACAAGCAATACTAACAGCCCACAGTTACTCAACGAGGGCATTGGAACTGGTAATTGAAGCGCTTCGCACACTATATAGTGCACAAAGGCGTCACAGTGAAATAAGGCAAACCATAAAAGAACTTAATCAGTTAAACGATAAAGAGCTTAATGATATAGGTCTATGCAGAGGAGACATCCGGAATATTGCGCGTGGAGATTCTACTTTAATAAAAAGTGAATCCAACGTAAATCTAAAAGGATGGGTCTGATGGCAGCACTTATGCAATATCAATGGTGGGCATTAAGGCAGGAGTTATCCTCTTCATGTTCTTCTTTGTGGTCTTCCTTAAATCGAGCTATTCTAATAACGAGCTACTCACGGGCAGCGGCAGAATTAGCAAGATTGGGGTATACCGAGGAAGCGAAACATTGTATGGTGGAACTCAGCAACCTTAAGAAATAGCTGGAAAAATATAAATACAGCTAAGGGGGCGATAAGTTGCCCTCTTGATCACACAAGACATATATTCCTTTGTTTCAGACAAGAAAATAATACATTAATCATAAAGTATTAAAAAGGGCGCTCGGCGCCCTTAATTCGTTGATTTTTTTGAGTTTTTATATTATAATATAATATAAGCTATATGTAAGGTCGGAGGTAGCATGTCCTTTTACACAAGCGTTAATCGCTACGGTAATAATATTCTTTACAGAGGTATAGAAAACGGAGAACGTGTAGCTAAAAAAATAAAATTTTCGCCCACTTTATTTGTAAACTCCTCTCAAGATACAGGATGGTATAATATTCAAAATCAACCAGTATTGCCAAAAACATTTGATACAATGAGAGATGCAAGGGATTATTTAAAGCAATATGGAAATGTAGATAATAAAACTATCTATGGCACTACTAATTATGTTACTCAATTTATTAATGATCGCTTCCCTAACGCTCCTAGATTTGAACGTAACAAAATAAATGTTACTACAATTGATATTGAAGTAGCCTCTGATGACGGCTTTCCTTTTGTAGAGCAAGCTGCCCATCCTGTTATCTCTATTACTATGAAGAATAACATTGATGATGTATATCGAGTATGGGGATTATATGACTATGAGCCAGACAATTGCGAAGTTGAAGGCGTTAACGCTATCCAATATATTAAGTGTAAAGATGAAATCGATCTCTTACTCTCTTGGTTATCATACTGGCACGATCCTCGCTGGTGCCCGGATATTGTTACCGGTTGGAATACTCGTCTATTTGATTTTCCTTATCTTATAAATCGTGTAAAAAATATTATCGGCGGTGATGTGTATAAAAAGTTTTCACCGTGGGGTATAGTTGATCAGCGCAACATTACAATGGCCCGTGGAGAAGTTATTGCATTTGAGATGGCTGGTATTCAGCAATTAGATTATTATGACTTGTTTACTAAGTTTGGATACACTTATGGTGAACAAGCATCATATAAACTAGACCATATAGCGCATGTAGTCCTAGGAGAGCGCAAGCTCTCTTACAATGAGTATGGCTCTCTACACTCACTTTATAAACATGACTTTCAAAAGTTTATTGATTATAATATAAAAGATGTGCAGATTGTGGATCGCCTAGAAGAGAAGATGAGTCTAATTACTCTTGCTATAACTATGGCATATAGAGGCGGAGTTAACTATTCTGAGACGTTTGGGACTGTGCAGATCTGGGACTCTATTATTTACCGTCTTCTATATCAGCAAAAAATTGCTTGTCCTCCTAAGTACAGTAAAGAGAAAGTTCCTTATCCTGGAGCATATGTTAAAGAACCTCAGACTGGTATGCATGACTGGATAGTATCTTTTGATCTTAACTCTCTCTATCCTATGATTATTGTTCAGCATAATATGAGTCCCGAGACTGTATTACCTGGTAAAGAGAATCTAGGGCCTGATCCTGTAGAGAAGCTCCTAGGCGATGCTGATGTTAATATACCTGCAGGCACTACTATGGCTGCTTCTGGTGTTAAGTTTAGTAAAGATCAGGTAGGTATTATTCCTGCTATTATTAAGATGTACTATGACGAGCGCAGAGTTATTAAGAATAAGATGCTTGACGCTCAGCAAGAGTATCAGACTGCTCCTACTAAACGTCTAGAAAATGAAGTTACTATCCTTGCCAATCAACAGATGTCTATTAAGCTTCTTATGAACTCTTTGTATGGTGCTCTAGGTAATAAGCATTTTCGTTACTTTAATAATCATGTTGCAGAAGCTATTACTACTTCTGGTCAGTTATCTATTCGATGGGCTGAGAGTGCTATCAATAAAGAGATGAATACTGCTCTAGGGACTGACGATAAAGACTATGTGATTGCTATTGATACTGATTCGTTGTATGTGAATATGAATGAGCTTGTTAAGAAGTTTAAACCTAAAGATCAAGACCCCGTTGAGTTCTTGGATAAGATATGCAGTGAGCATTTCGAAGCTGTACTAAAGAGAGCATATGCTAAGCTTGCTAAGAAGATGAACGTTATGGAAAATCGCATGGAGATGTCTCGTGAGGTTATTGCTAACCGAGGTGTATGGATTGCTAAGAAGCGATATATCCTTAACGTTCATAATAACGAAGGTGTGCAATATGCAGAACCTAAGATGAAGATGATGGGCGTAGACGCCGTGCGATCTTCTACTCCTCAGGTATGCCGCGATAAGTTTAAGAAGATATTTAAAATTATTATTGACGAAGGTGAGACTGCTACTCAGAAGTTTATTGCGGACTTCAAGAAGGAATGGAAACAGCTACCACCAGAAGACGTATCGTTCCCCAGAGGGTGTAATATATCTAAGAAGAGAGATGGAGTAACGGTTACTTGGGCTGATCCTAATACTATATATCGTAAAGCTTGCCCTATTCATGTAAGGGGGGCCTTGCTTTATAATCATCATATAAAGCGAAATAAACTAGATAAAAAATATGAACTGGTTAATAATGGTGAAAAAATTAAATTCGTTTATTTAAAAACACCTAATCCTGTAAAAGAAAACGTTATTGCATATATTAACGACCTTCCGAAAGAGCTGGACTTACATCGATTTATCGACTATAATAAACAATATGAAAAGGCTTTTGTGGAGCCCATCAAGCATCTACTCGATGCGCTTGCATGGGAGGTTGAGCCCATCGCAACTTTAGAGGATTTCTTTTAGTTTATGTATAGTATGACAATCTTTAAATCTCCACGTTGGTGGAATGAACAAAACAGATATGTGTATGATAATAAGACTCATCGTCGTATGGACTTTGAGTCTTGGTCTAAGTTTACAAGTTTTCTATATAAACTGTCAGAAAGGAAACTTAATGGTAAAGAAGATGCCGAGCTTATTACACCAGCTATATTTAAACCTAATACTACTAGAAAAAACGACAACGTCATTGCTTGGGCAGGTTGGGCTGCTCTTGATGTTGATGATATTACGTTTGATAGGGAGTTAGAACAAGAACTGCACTCTCGTTTTGGTGATTATGACTATGTGTGTTATAGTACTGCTAGTAGTAGTGATACATTACCAAAATTTAGATTGGTATTTCATCTTAATGGTCAAGTAGAGCAATCTAGAATTAAGCATTTTTGGTATGCTCTTAATCGGGAATTTGAAGAGATAGGAGACCCGCAAACTAAAGATCTTGCTCGTATGTATTATGTTCCTGCAACATATGCTTCTGCAAATAACTTTGTCTTTCATAATAGTGGAGAACCTTTAGATATTGATTATCTATTAGCTAGATGGCCATATGATAATAAACGAGATGCTAAATCATTTTTAGAAAGGCTGCCTGAAGCTTGGAGAGAACAAGTAATAGAATATCGCAAGGGCAGTTTAGATAATACTAGTTATACATGGACAACTTATAGAGATTGCCCGTTTTGGCCCAAACATCTTGCAACTGAATATATGACTATATCTTCGACTGGTTGGTATAGACAAATGTATCGTATAATGATTGCTATAGCAGGGAAGTCTATAGATAAAGGATATCCTATTACAGCTTTACAGATAGTTGAGATGTGCAGACAGTTTGATATAGAAACAGGTAATTGGTATGAAAATAGACCCATGGAAGTAGAAGCTAATAATGCGTTAGAGCATGCTTATAAGAATGGGGTTATACAATGAACTATATTTTTGATGTGGATGATACTTTAACCCCTAGTCGTTATTTTATGAATGAAGAGTTTGCTGCTTGGTTCGAACCTTTTGCTACTCATAATAAATGTTATTGGGTAACTGGTAGTCCTAAGAAGATGACAAAAAAGCAATTAGGTAGTGTATATAATCTAGCTGTTAGAGCGTATCAATGTTTAGGAGTTGATGTATGGAGTGGGGGCACCCATGTAAGATCTAGTAACTGGTCACTGCCAGATGATGCTCGCCAATGGCTTCAAGAAATGTGTGAAAAAGAAGACTGTTCTTTAAAAGTTGAAAACTCAAAAGACTGTATTCATAAACGACCAGGAATGGTTAATTATAGTATTATTGGGTCAACTGATGATACAAATTTACGTAATGCCTTTTCTGAGTGGGAAT